GTAAATTCCAAATTGTCGAGAGATAAAACATCCAAGTCAATTTTTTGTATTGGTTTTCCTCTCAGTTGAGATACTTTAAATCTTGCTCCACTTCCGCTTGTTCCAGCATTATCAAAATCCACAAATTCGCCAACTCTATAGTTGTCTCCACCAGAAATGGGCAGTATTCTACTGATTCCAGATTCAAATGTCGATTTTATTTTTGAATTTCTTACCTTATAGTTCTTATTAGTATTTCCTACAAATTTATATTCAGAGAACTTACTGTCACTATTATATGGATAAGTATTTCTTATCAAAGAGGAATCCGAAAGATCAAAATCATCTTGGTTTGATCCTAAATTGAAGTTGAAATCTATTGGTTTGGAATTATAACTGTTTCCAACAACATATGGGAATTTTGGTTCTCTATCATTATTAAATAATCCTCTTCCATCTGATGTATTTAATCTTACATCAGTCTCGCCAATAGTAGTAAAATATGCATAAGTTCCTTTTGGAAATTCTGGTGTTATACAAAATCTTCCATTGTTCTCATCCAGATCTCCACCACCAGTATATGGATAATCTTCTATAAAAAATCCTTTTGGATAATTTAAACTACTCGGTCTTCCTGGAGTGTTGTCTACAGGTTCATCGTAACTCGATTTTACCTGTACAACTCTCTTAGAATCTAAAGATTCATATCCATAAGGTCCATATATTGGGTTTCCGTCATATGCCCATCCAAGAATTGGAGAATGGAACTTTGTATCACTCTTATCGTTAGTATAATCTGATCTATAAACAGTTTCATTATTTTCTGTTGATTTGGTAGAAACTCTTTTTCTTAACTCTCTTGGGGTATAAAGGTGAGTATATTGCAATCCATATTTTGGATTCAGACCTTTATAAATTACTCCGTCCTTGGAACCAATTTTATTGCTTCTAAGAAGTCTTTCATAGTTATTAATATTCCACTTCTTGATCTCTGCCTTTAACTGACATCCAGTTCCAACAGATTCCAATCTTATAGTCGTTTTATCTTTAACATATGAATATCCACCATATATTACATTGACCGACTTAAGTTTGCCATCCTCAATAATAGGAGTTAAAACTGCACCTATTCCAGTGCCACTAATTACAATGTCTGGTGGTTCAGTATATCCAGATCCACTATTTACTACAAGAACTTCTCTAATAGAACCATCAGATATTACAGGAATAACCTCAGCACCGCTTCCACTATCGAGGGTAAATTGTGGTTGGCGATTATAGTTTATAATCTCCGAAGATCCATATCCAACTCCACCATTTTCAACATAAACCGAAGAAACTGATCCTCTAAAAACTGGTCTTAATATAGAGTTAAATGTCTTTTGATTTGCTGTAGATACTCCAACATAACCACTAACGGAAACATTTATTGGTTCATAGTTAAATACGTGTTTTCCAGATCCTTGGTCCGAAAAATTGACATACTGTTGGGTTTTATAATAAAAGTCTTTTGCGATAGTTCCTATACCAATTTGAGACAATTTGAATGTAGTGTCACTAGTTCTAGTTACATAGTAACTTCCAGTTCCAACACCAGATATTGTTGTTCCCTCAGAGTCATATGTAATAATTTCTCCACTTTGATATGGATGATAGTATACTTCTATTTGATTGAATGCCGTATTAACTCCAGTAGGATTTATTGTGATTTTATTATTTTTATATCCCGATCCACTGGATATAACACTAATAGAACCAATAGTAAACTTTTTATTTTTTGAAGTTATTGTATGATTTCCTTGACCATAAGATGTGATATCAATTGCATTTGTATCATCTATAGCATTGTCAAGTGACCTAAAAAGTTTAACTGTGAAGTCGTCAACTACCTTTACAAAATAACTCGATTTATCTACAAGTCCACCAATAGTTGTTTGATTGTTTGTGGAATATGTTATTATTTCTCCATTATTTAATCTGTGGAATGTACTAAAACCAATTTGATTTGCTACTAAGTTTATTCTGGTGTTATTTGATGTAGAATCAAAGTCTAAAGAGTTGTCTACTGGTATTAAATTTGCTTTTGCTTTTGCTCCAGTTCCAGAACCTCCAGAAATGTTTACTATAGGATCTTCAATATAATCATATCCAGGATCTATAATATCAATTCTACTTAACGATCCTTCTACACCACAATATCCAAAAGCAGAGTTTCCTATATTTGAAGAAATAATCAAATTTGGTGGGTTATTTACGCTATAGTTTTCTCCAGGTCCAACAACTTTAACTGATTCTATTTCTCCATAATAAACTATATCATTTGACTTATAGTTTAATAATTCAACTCCATTTACAAAAATACCAGTACATCCACTTACAGTTTTTACTTTATTTTGAGATGGTTTTGGTCTTTCAATTTTTCTAATTAACTTTTGAGAACCAATTTGATCTGGTTTTAGATTTTTATTTGCAAATTTAAGTAAACTTATAAAATTATTTGTGTATCCCTTCCTACCAGAACTCTCTTCAGACGAACTTAATAACTTAACATATCCACTATTATTATTCAATATATTGCTCTTTTCAATATTTTCTTTACTTCTTGAAAGTTTAAACAGAGATTCACTAATATACTTTACATAATAAATTCCTTGTTGTATTATTAAAGTCTGTGTTGCATCTTCTGTATAAGTGTATAATACCGCGTCTCCAGTAATGAACCCATGTTTCGGAGCAAAAACTGTATAGTTGTCTATTACCTCACTAAATTCTGTTTTAAAATCATCAATTTCAATTACAGAATCTCCATAGTTTGGAAACGAATTAGAAGCGACATATAACTCATTTTTATCTACTTGTTTATAAGTGTTTACAACGTCTGAAGGGAATTGATCTCCATTATATTGTGATATTACTTTTCTAATTGAAAAAATCTTATCGATTGGTTCTCCAACCTTATTAATAGTAAATTGTCTATTAGGAATGTTTCCATCACTGACTAAAGCTTGAAACTTCCTAGTTTTTCTTCCCGTAAGATTTGAAAGATAATCTACTTCTACTATATCTTGGTTTTTTATGTTATTATTATCAAAGGTTGTAATGGTAAAGTAAAAACCGCCATTATTCTCAAAACTCTTAACTTCACAATCGACAGAAACATTGTATAACCAATTATTGGCAATAAAATCTGTATTATCATTATAACCATAATAAGCAAGAGTTATTGGATCTCCTGGTAAAAACTTCTTACCTTTACCTACAAGATTACAATCTGATATAACTCCAGTAATTCTAAATCTTATTTCTTCATTATTTGGGGAAAACCCATAGGCATATACATTTAGAGATATATCGCTTCCGCTAGTTAACTCTTCTGTTATTCCTGTACAGTTGTTGAACTGGGTTAAAGTTTTTTCTGTATAAGAAATCAAAAATGAATTTGCTGCTCCCTTATAAATTAAAGTCCCACTATCAGGAAATCCCAAAGTAGAATCTACAAGTATTGAGTTACCAGAAATTGAAACATTCTCTACAATTTTTGTTTTGGGGTGAATTGAAAAATCGCCAAAAACTGTTCCAATAACATTAATATCTCTATTAAAATCATTATCTAATTTTAAAACAAAATATTCGGTCCCATCTCTAAAAATTGCCTCAACATCAGTAACAGTACCAAATGCTTTATTGATATATCCCTGCTCATCTTGGAATATTGTTTTATTATTAAGTTGTAAAATATTTCCAGAAATTCTTTCTACTACAAGGTCTCTAGTTTTTCTGTATTGGGCATCTGATGCTTGTATTAGATACTCTCTTGGCTTTATGACATCTACATTTGCGCCAAACAATACTTTAAATAATATCTTAAATGATTCGTCAGTTCCTTTTGAGGAATAGAAATCTTTAGAGTTCTTTAAAAATGTTGCTGAGTTTAAAGAACTAAAGAATTTTCTACCTTCAAACCCAGGAAGAAACTGCTTCTTTGTTTTTTTATAATATTGCTCTAAGAATAAAATACTTAAATTTAATACTAAAGTTGGTTTTTGTTCTGTACCTACAGTATGCTGACTTACTAAAGTATCTTCAAATACAAAATTTTCTTCTACTCCATTGCCATATGAAGTAATGGCACTAAAACCTCTTGAACAATTTTCGAAAGTTGTTTCAGTTTTATTTTGATATAGGATAACTTCATCATCAATTTTAATTAGACCATAAGTATCAGGAAATCCTAAAGTGGAAGTAACTGATATTGTAGTATCAAAAAATGTTACATTTTCAGTTAATACTGTAGATTGTATTTGATTTGAACTATTATCTACTTTTATATCTTTATCAATATTTTGTAGAATGTCATAAACTCCACTTTGATAGTCTAATGACCTATAATATTGCTTCAAAAACTCTTCTGCTAAAGGAAAGTTTTCCCTAACAAAAGATGGAAGTTGACTTGTTACGACTGAACTAATCTTTATTCTTGCGTTATCCATTTATTAATTTCTTACTAGGTCGCCATTAAAGTAGCTTGATGTGAAGATATAATTTGATCCAGAAGAATCAGAACCAGACTCTATATTATCTGGAAGCATTGCAACTTCAACTCTATTAGTATCTAGTTGCAAATAAATGTCTTGTAAACCAATAATATCATTTGATTTTGGTATTGCTGATATTTCAATAACTGGGGTTCCACCACTATTTACTGTAGTAGAAATTATCTTAATTGGGAAAGTACGAATCTCTCCTTTGACATAATCAATAGTTCCAATACCATCAGTTACTATGACTGGTTGTGATTTTGAATCGAGATAGAATAAGAATATAGAACCAGTTTTTAGGTCTGAATTTGGTCTATCTGATATGTAAACCGGTCTTTGAACTCCAGCAATATTAAATGAAGAAGACTTAATATTATAACCTTCATCGTCTTTAATATAAAACTGATTTCCAAAACAAATTTCATATTCTATAAGTTTGTTTTGTAGGACTTTTAAGTCCCTTCTCATTTGAACTTTAGTAATATTTGAAGTTATTGATTGATCGGAGTTGTCTATTATATTTTGATATTTGCTGTATTTAAATCTTGCTCCATACTTATTAATTTCTTCAGAGTTCGCAAACGAATTAATATTTGAAATGATTTGAGTTTTTACATCATTTGCTGAAGTGCTAAGATTTTGATTGTAGTAAACATTTGATGTTGTTTCAATATAAAGAACCTTCGCATCTAATATTTCGGGAATAATACCCGCTACGCTATATTTTTTAAGACCATTCTTAATATTATCTTTAACTGTGTTTGATAGGAAAATTCCAACTGAAGGTTTTATAGTTATAAAAACTTTTCCAAATTGTGGAGGATCTAAATCTTCTCCACCAAATACATTCACCGATTGCGTTTCTGGGTAAATGAGTGGTACTATAGATTCATAATCCGAAGAAGTAACTGCTCTGTTTTGTGCAGCATACAATCTTGGAGCAAAGTTTTTGATTGAAGCAACAGATTCTATTTCTTTACCACCTTTAGAGTTTTGATCTACGGTTATAAGAGAAATGCCGTTAAGAACTTTATTGGATCTACTGTCTAGTATTATTCCAGAGAAATTGAATGAATTGAATCCATTTCCAGATTTTCCATTAGATACAATGTATGAAGCATCTATAACGTTGCCACCTTCCAATTTCTTACCAATTACGCCATCTCCAAATATTAGTTCATATCTTTGATCCGCAACTTCCTGTATGAAATATACTTTAGATTGCGAGTTTACATCTAAAATACTTGAAGAGTTTATATATTTTAGAGATTTATTACTACTCTCAGTATCTCTAACTGAAACTTTTAATGTTGAAGTATCAATATTTGTGTTGTTTAATACGTATCTTTGATTTGGATTAAAACTATTTACAGTAAAAGTATTCTTTGTATAATTTCCTTCATAAACTTCAATAGAATCAAATATCGCAATTCCATTTACAACAGGAACTGTAATATCATCTAATATTGAAAATGCATAGTTTTGATTTCCAAAAGAAGCAGAAGTACAAACCAAACCTTTTTGTAGAGTAACTGATAATGGATTGTATGGAAGACCTGTTGTATCAACAAAAAAACTTATGTTCGCTCTTGCCGAAGTTCTTGACCTTGGAACATATCCAATATTTCTAGCAAGAGAAACGACATTCTCTCTTAAAGTAGCACTATCAATAAAAACTTCATTACTTACCATATTCGCATTATAAGATGCGATATATGTGTTATATGCTAAAGTATCAATAATAACTGATAGATTAGAACCTTCAAAGTCATAATCTGTAAAGTCTGAGTTTGACCTTAAAAAGTCTTTTATAGTAGTTTTAATCTGATCGAAATCTAGATTTGTAAAATTTACTAGTGACATTATCGTGTTGGTAGTAAGGCAAACGTTAATTGTTGAGGTAATGCATCAATTCCAATAATATCATATACGATAGTAACATCAAATTGATTTTCATCAAAATTTGGAACTACTTCAACAGTTTTCAACTTAACTCTTGGTTCATAGTTTTCTATTGTATTTGTAATTTCTTCTTGAATACTTGAGGCGGAAATAGCATCCATATTCTCAAAAAGAGACCTGGATATTTTAGAACCAATATTTTGATTAAAAAATCTTTCTCCAGGATTTGTAAATACAAGGTTGCGAATAGAGCGAGATATAGCAGTTTCATTTCTTATAGCAATTAAGTCAAAGCTGACTGGATTAACCTGAAATGACAGGCTAATATCCTTAAAACTTCTACTAACTCGCTCTAAGGGCATTTAAAAAACAATAATTCTATCTTATTTATCACCCAAAAATTGGTTCTGTACCGTATTCCCAGTCATCATAGTCGTTGTCATT